GCCCAATACAATGCAACAGGCGGTCAATGACAGGAATTTTGCCTACGCTTACATCATTGAGCCTGAGTATGTTGAGGACTATACCATTGACCGCTTTGGTCACCTCACAATGCTCAAAACTAAAGAGGACATTGAGACAGGCGACAACAAGAAGGTCACAAGGGTAACTATTTATGACGACCAGAAAATAAAGGTCACTGAGGATAACAAGCTCATATCAGAAGTCGCCCATGGTCTTGGCATAATTCCAGTTGTTTACTTTCCGTCAAGAGAGGGCAGCAGAAAGACGAAGGCACCCACAAGTGAGATGGAACCGCTCGCAAGAATGGCAAAGGCAATGTACAACAAGCAAAGCTGGCTTGACGAGATTTTAAAAAATCAGACCTTTAGCATTTTGACCATACCCGACCCGAGTGCAAAAGACTTGGAGATAGGCACCAACAATGCAATCACCTATGACGGAACAGCAACAACGGCTCCGTCTTATATTGCTCCTCCAGATGGGCCAGCCAATACTCTGATTACTGAGATTAAACGCATGACCGAGAACATGTACAGGGCATGCGGTTTGTCCTTTATCATTGGCACAAAAGCAGACACCTCTGGCGAAAGCAAGAAATGGGACTTTGAGCGTGTCAACCAGACATTGTCAACCTTTGCCAAGAGGTGTGAGACGGCAGAAAAGTCTATTGTCGAATTATTCTGCAAGTGGCAAAACATTTCTGACAGCAAGTATTCAGTGCAATATGCTGACGATTTTGGCATTATTGATGTCGCAACAGAAATTCAGACAGCTCAGTCAGTGCTTGACCTTGACTTGGTTGATGACTTAAAGGTTGAAATACTCAAGAGAGTGCTGGCAATATACTTCCCAGAAATGACAGGGCAAGATGTTGACAAGCTGGTCAAGAGACTTGAGGAGAAGCTGAGGGAAGGTGATTACAATAGCACGAACACAAACACCAACCCCAATGCCGGTGGTGGTAGTGAATGAATGTCAAGACGATAGTCAAAGAGTTTTCAAAAAAATATGGCCAAGACGCCACTGTCATGGAAAAGCTGGTTTTAAAGTATATCAACAAGGGCATGAAACCAGATAAGGCGGTTGCAAAGGCTTTCACTGATAGTGGCTTCGGTGCAACCATCACCGCAGATATTAAGCAAGCTCAATTAAAATCTGTCGCACTTGGTCTTACACAAGACGCTATCAAAAGCAAGGCAATCAAGAAAGCCTTGAGCCTTTCATGGACTGGTGACGGCGTTACCTTTTCCGAGAGACTGCATGGCACTACTACTGCAATGCGTGAGGCAATGGTCAAGACTATCAAGGATCAAATCAAGATAGGCTCCACAATTCGTGAGATATCCCAAGCCTTATATGATGGCTATGGCTATGGTCGTGTAATTAAAATGCAATATTTGCCAGACTACCTAAGTCAGATGGTAGTGCTTGCCCATAAGACAGAGCTGTCCATGCACGAACTGTCAGACATGCTAAAAGCGATTAGGACAGTGCAGAGACAGCTTAAACTGTTAGGCGATACAAATATGCTGGTCAGCTATAAAAACCTTACCAGAGAAGCTGTGGCTAGCTTAAAAGAGCTGTTGCTGACAGGCAAGACAGTGGAAAAGAAAAATCTTGAAAAGGCTGTGTATGTGGCTGTGCAAGAAAAGAGCAGAGCCATTGCAGAACGCATAGCAAGGACAGAAAGCACAAGAGCTTATTTTGATGGCTTTGTTAAAAGATATGCCAATGACCCTCTTGTTAGTGCTTATAGATGGGTGCTTAATACAGGACACCCTGTTGAGGACATTTGCGACATGTATGCTGAGGCTGATTTCTTTGGTCTTGGTGCCGGTATTTATCCAAAAGACCAGGTGCCAACAATACCAGTACACCCTAACTGCATGTGCATGCTAGAGCCTGTATATGTCAATGAGGTTGACAGCACCAAGGCAGTTGACAATATCAAGGTCGGTGGTCTTGAGTGGCTTGCAAGCAAAAGCAGACCACAAAGAGAGTACATCTTGGGCATAGTTGGCAATGATGTTTATGAACGCACAGGCTTATGGGAGCCTTATGCTCGCAGTTATAACGGCTTTGCAAACCCGCAGAGCCGACTAAATAAATAGTAAAACAGTGGTACTTAGCGTACTGCTACTGCCGTCTCTATCACAGAGGCGGTTTTTATTGCGGGGTTGAGGAGAGGCTCCTCACTTGGTTCATACCCAAGACTACGCTGGTTCGATTCCAGCTCCCGCAACCAAGTTATTTATACAGCGGAGGCTGTTAAATAAATAATTGCCCGGAGGGGCGGAAAGAGGTCATGGATATGACAATGACAATAGAACAGGCTTACGAAGCTCTACAAAAGTTGGACGGAGGTGCTGACATTCTGGCTGCTTTCAAAGCGGAGGCTACGAAACTACGGAATGAAGCAAAGACAAACAGAATTGCTAAAGAGGACATTTTAAAGCAATTGGGCATAGATGGAGACAAAGGCACCATGAGTGACGAGATTAAAAATCTTAGTGACTTGATTGCCAAGTTTAAGTCTGAAAATCAAAACCCTGGTGATGTGCTGACGAAGTTGTCCAAGCTGGAGACAGACCTTGCCGACCTCACTAAGAAATATGAGGATGAGCAAAAGAAAGCTACTGAGGCAGAAAATAAGAGGCTGGATAGCCAGAAGCAAACAGAGCTGGTCAAGGCTTTAACTGATGGCAAGGCTGTTAGCCCTACTGAGCTGACGAAAATTCTATTGGCTAATATAGTCGCCAAAGAGGACGGAACATTGTCCTACAAAAATGGCGACAAAGAGTTGAGCATTAAGGACGGAGTTAGCGAATATCTCAAGGCAAACCCTTGGGCAGTAACTAACAACGGCAATGCTGGCGGTGGCACGACACCGCCTCAAGGTGGCAATACACCCGATTATGAGAGAATGTCCGAGGCTGATTACTTTAAGGCCCGTGACGCTGAAAACAAATAAAAAGGAGATTAGAAAATTATGGCTAACACTTTATTAACCCCTAGCATTATTGCTAAAGAAGCTTTATATCAACTGAATGCAAACTGCGTAATGGCTGGCTTGGTTCACAGAGAATATTCCAAGGAATTTCAGAAAGTGGGCGACACCATCACCATTAGAAAGCCCGCTACTTTTGAGACCAAAGAATTTAAGGACGCTATTGTCGTGCAGGACGCAACTGAGCAAGGCATGACCTTGACTATTGACCATCATGCAGATGTATCTTTCTCTGTGACTTCCAAAGACTTGGCACTGACTGTGCAAGACTTCTCTGCTCAATTCTTGGAACCCGCTATGAAAGCATTTGCCCAGAAGGTTGATGGTGACTTGACTGCTTTATATGCAGACATTCCCTATTATGTGGCACAGAACGCCACTCCGAGCTTGAAAGACATTTCTGCTTGCCGTGCAGTGCTTGGCAATAACAAAGTGCCTTTCGGTAACCGCTCTCTTGTCATGAACCCTGACACCGAAGCTGATTACAACACTCTGCCCGCTATCGTCAATGCTGAAAAGTCTGGCACTACGGCTGCTCTGCGTGAGGCTGCTATGGGCAAGATTTTAGGCTTTGATACCTATGTAGACCAGAATGTTGCCACTGCAACCAAGGGTACTCTAGGTACTGCAAAGGTTAAGGCTGAGGTAGCAGAGGGTGCAACCACCTTGACTGCTTACAATGCCACCTTGACCGGTGATTTAAAGAAAGGTGATATTTTCACTGTTGCTGGCTCTGACACTAAGTATGTTGTTACTGGTGCTGTCACTGCTTCTAGCAATGAGGCTGTTGTTGCATTTTATCCCGCTACTACTGCTGTGATTTCCGCTGATAGCGTAATTACTGTGGCTGACGGCGGTATTCAGAACATGGCCTTTTACCGCAATGCATTCACGCTGGTAACTTGCCCGCTCGAATTGCCTTTAGGCTCTAGCAATGCCTCCATCACTACCTATAACGGCTACGGCTTGAGAGTAGTGAAAGACTACGATATTACCCATAAGAAAGATGTCATTTCCATTGACATGATTTATGGCGTAAAGACCTTGACCCCTGAGATGGCTTGCCGTCTTATCAAGGCATAAGGAGGACGCACATGGATATTAAAACTGTAAAGCTTGTTAAGGATAAGGATATTGTTGTTGTCAATGCCTCTGACGCTGGCGCATGGAAAAAGAAAGGCTATGCCGTCTTTACGGCAGTAGCAAAAAAAGAGCAAGGGCCAAAGCCGAACACCGCACCAGGCGAAAAGCCTGTTGAAGGTGAAAAGTCTGACGGAGAAAAGAAATAATGCAACCCTTTAAGATTAGGGTTGACGGACTAAAAGAGGCGGTCAGCAAGTTTAACCGCCTCCCTTTTCTTGTCAAGACGGCTCTGAGGCTGGCAATGCTCAACTCTGTCCGAGATGTTCAGCATGAGGCAAGAAATACCCATCAATTTATCAGTCGTACTGGTGCACTGGAGCAGTCTGTTGAGACTGCCGTAGATTACAACAACATAAAAGGCTATATATTGCTTAACAGTGATAGAGCCTCTTATGCTCCCTATGTGCATAATGGTGCTCACTACAAAGGTGACATTTATCCTCTCAATAAAAAGGCTCTGCGTTTCAAGATTGATGGACACTGGGTATTTGCTAAGCGAGTGCACCCAAAAAACAGAAAGGGAGATCCTTTTCTGTTCAAGGCAGCTATCGCAGAGTACAGCAAAATTCAAGAAAATTTTAGAATGGCCACAGCAATGGCATTAAGGAAGTGACAGCATGGCAAGACTAACGAGTGATGATATTATTGACGAACTGATTAAGTCGGTAGTAGTCAGCAACACAGCATTTCTGGAGAATGTTGACGACTATTTGAAAGACTTGGTGCAAAGCTTTGACAGCTCTAAAGGAATTGACAGCATACCGCAGCCAATGCCTTACAAAGTCAAACAACTTGCCATTGCTAAGTGTTGCTATGATGTCTGCACTGCTAAGTTTGGTGGTCAGACTGGCGTGTATTTCAAGGGGCAAGAGGGAGAGGACAGATGGTATACGAAGCTAAAATTTTACAAGTCTGAACTTTCTAGCCTTGAGGCTGGCATGACCTTGGAACTGCTGACAGGCACAGAGGCAACAGGCAAGTCTTATTCAAGCATTCCGATTGCGAGGTGCTGACAATGCCTTGGTACTTAATTTTAAAGGCAATAGTTGACTATCTCAAAATTGCGAAAGTTGCTGACTGCATTAAGATGGGTTACCCAGAGGCAGAGAGCAACGGCATGGATAAAGATGGCTACACTGTTGTATATGTTGGTCGCTCACATGAGACTAATAGGAACATTTATCATGGCGGTGAGGGCACTGTGACCCTAGAAGTTGGTGCCTATGTCAATGACAATGGCAAAGACTTTGACACCGGCTATGAAAAGCTTTCAGCACTTGAGAGCAAGGTGCAAGAGCAGATTGAAGAATGGGCAAGTCAAGACATGCCTGTTAAAGAAATTGAGATTATGGAAGTGCAAATTGATGAAACGGCTGGCAACCCTTACATTGCTAGACCGACATTAGGCTCCTTCATGGCTTTGACTGCCAAGTGGAGCAAAAGAACCTTATAGGAGGTAATAAAATGACTGAGCAAGCAAGAGGTTATAGAACTCAGACAATGATTGACTTTGAGACTGCTTTCAAAACACCGCCCGCTACTGCGAGCGGTATTATTTTGCCTTTTAACACAAATTCCGTTGTCTGCACACAGACGCTAAATGACCCTGGTACTATTACCGGGACAAGAAACCCTGTGTCTCCATTGCACGGCAACAAAACTGTTGATGGTGAACTAGCATTGCCTTTAGGATATCGCTCTAGCGGTTATCTTTTCAAGGGCTTATTCGGTGCACCTACTACCACAGCGGTAGAAGGCTCCGAAGGTTTATATCAGCATGTCTTTAAGATTGGCGACAATCAGCCTAGCATGATTATTCAAAAAGCTTTTCTGGATATCGGCAAATATTTCAAATACAGCGGTTGCAAAATCAGCTCTTTGAAGTTGCCTTTTGGATCTGACAGCGAAGCTATTTTGACTGCTGGTATCATGGGTGCAACCGAAGTTATCGGAGAGAGCACTTATGACGCAAGTGCCAAGATTGTTACTCTGGACAGAGCAGAGCAATTCCAAGCTTCTGTTGAGGAGAACGACACAGGCGTTGTGTCTCTGATTAAGACTGGTGAGATTAATATTGACGCTGGCCTTGATGGTGAGCAATATTGCGTGGGAGATGAAGGTACCCGTGGCGACATTCCCGAAAGTATTTTAAATATTAAGGGCACCATGAGCATTTTGTTTAAAGGTACCACCTACATTGAGAAAGCAAAGAACGGCACTAAGGCAAAATTTAAGTTGCTTTATACCAAGGGTACTCATTCCCTGTCTTTGCTGTTCCCTGAGATTATCTATGAGCAAAGCTCTCCGGCTATTCAAGGCAAGGCTGGCGTGCTTTGTGATTGCAACTGGCGCGCATTTTATGAGAGTGATACCAACAAGAGTGCTGTCATTGCAACACTGATTAATGATGTTGCAAGCTACTAATTTTTTTTAGGAGGGTAAAAACATGAGTGACGAAAAAGTTATGAATGCTGAGAAAGGGGAAAGCCATTTAGTGCTTCCCCCGCTTCGCAGTATGACACAAGCAGAGATTGCCATGTTGAGGCAAAAAGGCATGGACACAATGTTTATGGACAAGGCAACATACCGCATGGGCGTTGAAATGTCTGACTTGATTTTA